TTACAACACGAGCTTGAACTTGTGAAATGGTATTATATGCTTGAATATCTGAAGTTAAAACAGCACCAGAACCAAAATTAGATTTCACGCTTATATATGGTAAACTTTCATATCCAGAACCACTATTTGTTAAGGTCGTTGCTGTAATAGATCCATTAGAATCTGTTGTAATATAACCTATTGCTTGAGATAATGAACTACCACCTGTGAATAAAAGAGCGTCATTATTTGCATAACCAATTCCGCCCTGTAGAATTGTTATATTACTTAATCCATTTGATAGATAAAGTTTAACTAATTCACCATCAATATAACCTTTACCTGAATTAATGGCAACAGCTGATGAAACAACACCTGTGCCACTAGAAGGTGAGGCAGTTATAATAGCATTTTCACCAACTATAGAATTATCAGGTTCAAACATAATAGGTTCATATAAAGCAAAATTAGAAGGTAAAACAACTACAGAAGGACGATATGTTGCACTTGCAGTTGAACTAAATTTTGGAGGACCCCACAAAGTTAACTGAGTATTACTATCAACTGATTTAATAACTTGATATTCAACAGTAAGATTATTAGCTGAATTTGCTTGCAAACAAATAACATCATTAGCACTAAAGAAATAAGGAAAACCATTACCTGTTGTATTACCAGTTATATTATAAGAACCAGAAAGAGTTAAAGTGTTTGCTGTTGTTGAATAGGTAATAGTACCTGGCATAGCATTAGAAGCATTTTCAGTTGAACGTATAAAAATTGTTGGTTGTTGTGTATAACTATTACCAGTTTGAATATTAGTTAATGATGAAACAGAACCAAAAACTGTATTAACATATGTCAAAGCATTAATAATTTCACCACTGGTAGCATTCACAGATGAATTAGCAGGGAAACCATATGATGTTGCATTAATTGGGAGATTCCAATAATCTATAATTAAATCTGTATTATGTGTGACTGTTTGTAAGTATGAATAACTTCCAATAGAAAAATTACCACCAGTTCCTGGATTATTAGCACCATTATAAATGAATATATTTGCACTAGGATTATAACCAAATCCCCCCGATACTAAATCAAAATATAAAGAACCTTGAGAGGCGGTTGTTGATGTCACGCGCACAGCTCCATCAACACCGTGAGCAATAACAGCATTATTAGACAAATCTCTTTGTACAATGCTAAGAACATCACCGACTTTAAAGTTCTGACCACCATTAATAATATTAAGATGATCTAAAGATCCTGTTACAATTGGAGCTGCAGTTATAGCAGCTGTATTATTTTGCTGACCATTAACAACAACTTTTTCACCTTCTAAAAATGAACCACCAGTAGGTAGAATATTAGAAAGATAAAGCGAAGTAATAATATTCTGATTGATAGGCTCTTCAATTGAACTTTCGATAACAGCCGTTGTATTAGAAGAAACACCTATAATAGTTTGACCAACGTAATTAGCAAGATTAGGTACATTAGTAACTTCAATATATTGTGGTCGAATCCATGTTCCATCTGATGGTTTTAATAGATCATTGCCAGGAAGATATACTTCTACATCTTGATTATAGATAAGACGAAATAGAAGTTTATAAGCATTAATAGATCCTTTAGAACGATAAACATCTAAAATATGCTTAAGCAAATATCTTGGATTTACAATAACATTAAAGGGAATTCCATATAGATATTTCTTTTGAAAATGTGAAAGAAAAGAATCTACTGTATTATCAATATCACGTAAATCAAAGATATTACGCGCTTCATTTATAGCCTGACCTTCAGATTCCATCCATTCATAATAAGCCTTTAAAAACAATATAAAATTAGGACCCTCATCCAAATAGAACTGAGGAAACTGACTTTCAACAAAATTTGATACTGTTTTTTCTATATTAAACTGCATTTTATTGAAGCTTTGAAATTACGTTGACAGACACATCGGCTAAATCAATAAGCGCGATTTTATCTAATTGTGCAAGAACATCATTTGATTGGGGATTTAAATAAATTGATATGTATTGATTATAGTAAGATGTCATAAAGTTACTAATAATAGCAATACCATTTACATAATCAATAGTTCCTATATTGTTATTAAGAACTGTAAATACACCATTAATATCACTATAAACAACTAACACACCAAAGTTATTATCTCTGATATATGAATTTGGATATTGGTTTCCTTTAGAGTCTACATATGTAAATGCTGAAGAAGTTAAAGCGGGTTCATCATAGAAAGGAGGACCAGCAGTATAACCTTGTGCATTATTTCTATTTTCAACTTCCGCTGCATTGTTAAAATCTAATTTAAATGAAGAAGAATAGTTTAATAATGGTGATATTCTTTTAATAATACTTATTTCTGTATTATTACTTACAATTGATTGATCTGAATTATCAATAGTTGCAGAGAATCTAGAGAAACGGAAATCATTATTAAAGACACCTAGATTAGTTGAGTTATAATTAGCAATATCATTGAGAACAATTGATTGTATTTCTTCTGCTGATTTTGTAGTACCAGTTGAATCATACTGAACTGTTGATGTAATACCAATATAGATATAATCTGGGTCAGTAATTTTAACCGTTACCGGAAGAGATGTGTAAGTTGAAAGATATGTAATGATTTGATTTTTTAAGAAATCTGGAGCTATAGTTCCACTAGCTGGTTTTAAACAAACTGCAACTGAACCATATTGTTTAGGTGTTAATAACTCACCACCATATACGTTAACATCAGAAATCTCACCACCAAATTGATCTAAAACAAGAGCCGAATAATCGTCAGATGCAACCGCTCTTTGCTGAGTAGCAAAATAACGTGGTGCAGATTTACGAATTGATTCAATGCCTTCAGCAATAGAACCACCACCTGAATTAGCATTTACAATAACAGTGGGTGGAACAACAGAACCGCCATTTTCTACACCAATATCAGATATGATTTGAAATGATGAAATACCTTGTGCCGCATCACCATTAGTAATACGATATGTAACATTAACGACACTAAGATTGTTTGGGATTCTACCTAACAGACCATCACCAAAAACAATTTCATATTGTTGATTCTGAGCGGCTTGCAAGAAATATACATTTGATGTATTAGATAAACCAAATAAAGTTGATACTTGTGTAAACTCTGTATTTACACCACTTTCAGTTACAATAACAGAAATACTATCTGTATCTATATTTTGATTTGTTAGAACAAAACTTTGTGTAGGATTGGTATAATCAACAACATAAACGTCTGAAGTATACACACCTTCATATATTGGAAGATTAATTACTTGAAATATATTATTAGGTGATGTATAATTTCTATTATCACTAGTTACGAACTGAAATACGCCATTTGAATTTTGACCAGAAAAAGCAGTTCCTTTAGTAATTGTAAGAGGCGATGTAATACCTGTAGTTGTGAGTGTGAGACTTATATTAGCTACAGCACTTTTAGCTGATTGAGGTACATAATTCAATTCTTTAGCGTGTGATACTACTGAATCAAGTTTCTGAGCTGTGTCAAGAAACATTTCAGATGCAACCATATTAAGATAAAATGAATTTAAATATGTATTATATGATAACAAATCAATCAAGACAGCCATATTTGAGGCATCAAAGTTATAATCTTTAAAGATTGATTGATTTGTTAGATAACTTTGAAAATTCGACTTAAGTGTGTCAAAATCTATTGATGTTAATGAAATTGATGTATTTGCCATTATCTGACTCTTCTAAGAAATAAACTAATTGAGACTGGTTCAGGGTTATTTAACATTGAGTAAACAACGCTAATGCTCATACCATTGTGATCTTCATCATTAGTTATTCCAACATCCAAGAGTTGAATTCTTGATTCAAATTGTTTTACAGCCATATTAATATAACGAGTTATATCTTCAACAACGAATGGACCAAAGTTTTCAAATAAAGATCTTCTAATATTAGAACCAAAAAAAGGATTAAAAGGGCGCTCAAATACATTAGTAAGAATAAGATTCTTAATCGCTTGACTTACATCAGTTTCATTTTTAATAGTAATCAATTCATGAGTAATTGGGTGTTGAATAAAGTTATCGGTAAAGTCCGAATACGTATCAACCTTCTTAAGAGTCTGTGTAATTGTCTGAGCGCGAGATGTTGCCATCTATAAACCTTTTTACTTATATTTATACTACGGAATATGAAATGGTGTGCCAACAGGCGTTGCATCGTGAGAACCAATATTTGTATCGCCAACCCAAAGTGTTTGTTTTGTGATTGAAATATCCGTACTTGTGATCTGAATACCCTTTGAACCAACTTGTAACACTATTCCTTCTGGACCCATTACTATTTTAGATTGACCACACGTTAATACTATACCGTTAGGTGCATTTAATGTAATAACATCTTTTGCATCAATTGAATAACTTTGATCAGTTGTGGCTGCAAAACTACCACCCTGAATATCAAAATGAGTATCAGCGCCGGCATGGAGCATTAATGATTGTGGTGTATTAAATGAAATGCCTTTTGAGGCTTCCATATGATAACCACCTTCATCAACAGTAAAGACTTTATCTCCCTGAACAGTAGTTTTACCATGTCCACCGGTTGAGTGATGATCTGTTGATGCTTCTGATGCATTTTGCTTAGTACCGGAATTAACATGAGAACTATCAGCACCGTGTTCTTGATGTTCACCTTGCTGTGTTCTTGCAACTTTACCACCACCATGTGCTTGGTCTTCATGACCAATACCGGTGTGAGTAGTAGAATCAACAATATTTTTAAAAGCACCAAAAACAGCGCGTGTTACATCACCAAGTTCATTAATGTTTTCTATAGACCAAGAACCGTCTTTATTAGCATGTCCTCTCATATGTCCTAAGTTATTAGGATCACGTGATGTTGATTCAAAATGATTGGGGTGAACAACCGTATGAACCAAGCCAAATAATGCCTGTGATACTAAATTTTGATCATCGTGTCTATTTTTTTCTTTCATCTCAATTAACCTGGTCTACATGTAATGGTTGTTCCATTAGGAAGTGTCAAAGAAGCAGCTTGACCTGTTTTTGCTACGAATGCTGCAAGATTATGTGCTGCTTCTTGTGCTTGTTCAGCTTCTGATTTTTGAAATATGCTTTTTGCTATATTCATAGAAACTCTAGATAATGCCATAGCTTTTGCTGCATTAGTAGCCAATGCACCTATAGTGCCTGGATTTAAAGGTGTTCTAGTTAAATTACCAAGAGCTGTATTTAATTGTCCACCCACAGAAGGTAATAGTTTTGAAGCAGCACCAAGTAATCCACTCGTGCCAACACCAAGCACCGCTTGCAAACCAGCACTTTCAATTCCTGATATACCATTATTAAGAATACCAGCAAGACCACCTGGAGTTAAACCAGCTATATTTCCTATAGCAGATGCTGCAGCACCTATACCTAAAGCAACACCTAAACCTGATGCAATACCTGTTACAGCACCAGAAGCAATTGCTATATGTTCACTGCCGCCAAGAGACGGAATAGATGATGCAAGAGAAGCAACTGGTGATGAAATAATTCCAACGGAAACACCACCAATAGATGTACGGAATGACATGCTCGGTGAAAGTATTGCTATCTGCGAAGCAAGTGAACCGGGTGCCAAACCAAATGAAGCACCACCTAATGTAGCTACTGCGGCAACAGCCGCAGAAGGATTACCACTATTAATTGTTGCTACTGTTGAAGCAATAGTTGAAGCAGTTGATGCTGCCGCAGCAACAGAACTGGGTGTCAATACACCAACAGCAGATCCAGTAAGCATACCCATCATACCTTCATGAAGTGCACTCATCATAGAAGGAGGAAGTAAACCAGACATTGAAAGAGCTGGCATAACATTATTAAGAGCACCCAATAAAGGACCAACACCCACTTGACCTGCTAATTGTTGTAATGCACCACCTATAGCACCTGCCGCCATACCAGCTAAACCCGCAGGGCTAGTAAGTTTATCCATCATCTTTAACATAACTATAGATTGAACTGCTTTTTTAAGAACCGCATTTAATGCATTAGGATCTGCTGACATAATGGCATCATGTATTTGCATACTTTTATCAGAAGATGCAGCAGTAGGATTGTCTGTATCTTGACCTTTATTCTTTGCATCAGCTTTAGATTTTTTTAAAGCATTTGCATCATTAGAATTCTTATTGGTATCAGAACCATT